TTGAGGTTGACAATAACAATGTAGAGGAAACTCCTGTTATTGACAAAACAGATATGAATGAGGTGTATATAAAAGCAGTTAGAAAAGCAAATGCATATGATTTTTATGACGATAATAACAATCTGTTAAGCAAAGTAGAAGGGTTATTTGAAGATGATGATAAAGTTTATCCAAGTTCAACTCCTTATGTCTTAACACATTTTGGATTAAATGATCTAACAGAAAAAGGGATAAACGGAGTAAAAACATTAGTTTCTATATTAAAAAGTAAATACAGAAACACTCCGATTTTTATATTAAAAGAATTGCACGTTGGAACTGCTTATACAGATTATTCGACAGTAAATACTTCTATAGATACTTATAATACTCAAATAAAATCATTCTGTGATAATGAAGACGATGTATTTTTATTAGATATATCTAGCAAATTAGAAACATATACAAATGTATTAAATTCTAGCTACACTAGTGATGGCTATACCTTCAAAGATGATGCCAGCGTTAGTGTTTTTTATGATGCAATAAAAGAAAAATTATTAGCAACTCCAATAGGTTATAAAAAGAAAGATTCAGGAAGTGGAGGAGACACTGGAGATGGCGATACTGGTGATGATGATGGTAATGCATCAAAACGAGAAGGAAAAGTAATAGATATTGTACTAGAAAGCACAAAAAATTACTATTATCCAAAAACAACTATAAAATCACTTACTTTTAGGCTAAATAGTGATGTTGATAAAAGTTTTTATGCTAGGTTAATGTTTACGACTGCGGATGAAATCAGTTACTCTCAATCTAAAATTTGTTATCTTGAAGGTGTTGACTGTGTCGCAGGACAATTAGTGCCACGACCAAACGTAGGATATAGAATTATAATAATGGCCAATGCAAATCCAAATATAGATTATAAATACTATGGGTCTGTAGCTGTTGATAAGGGCGAAGGATATGCTGAACCTTACACTTTTAAGGGTGGTAAAAAAGTTGCTGAAATAGCAAAAACATACTTAAATCGTACAGATTTAGAGTATAGAGGACAATATTCTACAACAGCAGTAAAAACACCTGCATCATATTCGAATCCAGCCAAGAATTTAAGTAAGTGGTATGATTCAACTAGAAAAAAAGGTCAAATAGATTGTAGTACATTAACTAAATTTACATATATGGGATTAGATTACGATCATTCTCCTTATGCAAATCATAAAATGACTTCATTAAAACGAAACACGGCTTATAGTTGGGCATTTACATTCCCAAGAAACGCAGCAGAGCAAGCAGAATATTGTGTAAAAAATGGTTGGGTATTACATGATGTTGATATAACTAATTTCTCAAACTTGGAAGCTGGAGACATTGTATTTTGGGATAGAGACAATGGTGAGAATGGACGTTATATGAATTGTTCTCATGCAGCTATTGTCATTGGACCAACAGAAGATGGAGGTACAGTATATACAATAGAATCGACACAATGTCCGAACGGGGTAAAAACAAGATTAATCACAGAAAACAAAACAGATAAGATACTATTCTGTGCTAGACCTAAGAAATTATAGAAGGAGGAATTATTATGAGCAATATAGATACTATAACTAGAGAGCATGATAATTTCTCTTCTAGTTATGATGAATTAACAAATCTACTTGAAAAAGTTATAACAAATAGAAAAATAACACAAGATGACAAATACGATTTAGAAAAGGCACATGCTACTTATACTGAAAACTACAACGAAGTTAAGAGAATACTAGAAAAAGAAAAAGAAAATGATTTAAGAGAACAAATTAAGAATGTAAGTGATAGAAAATTAGATGCTGATATAAAAAGCATAGTAAATATCCTTACGAATAACGGAGAAAAAACGACTTTATATTTAGATGAAGATGGTGTTTTGTATATTGATGGAGAAAAAATCCCCGAACTTAAACAGACAAAACTTATAGTAGATGAACAAAATGGCAAAATAGAATCTTTAGTATCTGATGGATTTGTAGAAGATGCTGATGGAAATAAAGTTAAATTAAAAGTGTTATATTCAACTCTTAAGCAGGATATGAACGGATTTACGTCACAAGTTGGGGAAATATCCGGTATAGCATCAAATGCAAAAGATACAGCACAGGCAGCATTAGATAAATACTCCCAAATAGAGCAAAATGTAGAGAGAATACAAAGCACTGTTGCTAATAATAGTAATAGTATTAAACAGGGAGTTACTAAAGTTTATAATGAATATTATATCTCTACAAGTAAAACTGAACAGGTAGGAGGAACATGGTCGACAACAGTACCTACTAATATTCCAGAAGGTAGCTACTTATGGATAAGAACTGTATATACCAAAGCTGATGGGACAAGTTCAACTGGAGATGCAGTTTGTATGGCTGGTGTTCAAGGACCACGAGGTTTGCAAGGTTTGCAGGGACCTCAAGGTGAGCAAGGGATTCAAGGACCAGCAGGGGAATCTGGTAAAACTACTTATTTTCATATTAAATATTCTGCTGTGGAAAATCCTACATACTCTTCTCAAATGACAGAAACTCCAAGCGAGTATATCGGAACTTATGTAGATTTTACAGAACAAGATAGTACAGAACCTTCTAAATATACATGGTATAGATTTCAAGGTTTGCAAGGGCCTCGAGGTGAGCAAGGAATCCCAGGAAAAGACGGAGATGGCCGAACAACTTACCTTCATATTAAATATAGCAATGATGGAGGTTTAACATTTACAAATAATAATGGTGAAGATGTAGGAGATTACATAGGGACATGCACTGACTTTAATATAGATGACCCTACAACAGTCAACAGTTACACATGGGCTAAAATAAAAGGTGAACAGGGAACTACCGGGGATACAGGCGTAGGTGTACAAAAAATAATAACTATATATTTTGTTCATGTTTCTAAGACACAAGCACCTACATTTGCGGCATCTGGCTGGAGATTTGATATACCCGCATATATAGAAGGAAAATATTTATGGAGTGCTTATAAAATATTCTATACTGATGGTTCAGTTGGATTTACAGACCCTCAATATTGTAGTGAATGGGAAGCAAATTTTAAGGCTGAAACAGCTATATCTACAGCAACACAAACTGCTGAAAAATTTGAATGGATAGTGCAAAAAGGCTCTACAAGTTCAAGCATAACTTTGACTGATAGCTTAATACAAGCAATAGCATCTTCTAACATTCAATTGTCAGCTAAGAAAATATTAATCAACGGATTAATGGAAGGTTCTGGTTGGAAAATTACTGATGAAGGGGAATTAGATATTTTGGATCTAAATGTAAGAGGTAATTTTACATGTGATTCTTTAAATGTAGATACTTTGATATCAGCAGATATTCCGCCTGCACTTTCTGAAAATAAAACTATCTATGTATCAAGTGGAGAAACAATTTCACAATATTTAGATGATTTACCGTTGAATCTTAATGGTTTTACAGTAGAAATCTATCTAACTTCAAATACAACAGAAAATCTTGAGTTGAGAAGACATGTAAATGGACTAGTCAATATATTTCTATGTGGTAACACAATAAAAGGAACTATACGAAGTATATATAATAATGCCAAATACAGTATTTATGGGGGTAATAGTACCACAGACACTACGATGGGTTCTATAATGCCTTATACTAGTTATAATGTAGGAAGTTATTATTATACTACTATATTTTCTGATTGCCCTAACGTAAATCTATATAACTTAAAAGTTTATGGCGACAGTGTAAATTCCAATTCTGTAGGAGTTGGAGCAACTCAAAAATCAAAAGTGTATATGGAAAATATATCATTTGTAGGTTGTAAATATAATTGTAGAACTTATTCGATGACTGAATTGTATTGTCAATCATCTTCTGGTCTTTCGACTGGAAATTCATGGAATGCTGGTACAGGAGCAAAAATTGTGTTATATCCAGGACAACAAGCAGGTGGAGGAAATAATACATTCACAAGTGGTAACGGACAAATAATTTCTACAGGAGTTACTTTTGCATCTTCAAAAGATAGCGGTTCAAATACAACTACTGTAAACCCTACAACAACTAGATTTGAAACATTTAAACCAAAATATGCAGACACATATAGAAGTTCTGTTTACAATAACTGGGAAGGTAGAGGAAAATGTAGACAAGGTGATTGGGGTTATGGCGATTGTAATGGTTATTGGTTCTATGGTTCACAATTTGCTGAAGTGAAAGGCAAGAATATAACAAAAATTGAAATAGATGTGACTAGAAGTAGCGATATAGGTTATTCTGCATCAACTTCTCATGTGTTTCAAGCACATACATATTCTGGAAGACCTAGTTCAACACCTAGTTTTTATGCTAGTTGTAATAAAACACTATCACTAGCATGGGGCAAAAAAGGAACAGTTACAATTACAGATTCGACTGTTTTAAATGGAATTAAAAGCGGAACGATAAAAGGCTTTGGTATTCAATCAACATACGATAAAAGTCATTACTCAGCACTAAGTAACGGAACAGTAAGAATTTACTATACAGAATAGGAAGGGGATGTGTTAATTTGATTAAATACAACTACGAAGTATCTGTAAATGAAAATAGAGCAAAATTAAATAAAGACATTTTTTTATTTAGAGGTAATAGAAATATACATTATTATTTTTCAATAAAAGGTGCACGTTTTGCCTTTGAAAAAGAAGGAGATTTAATAGAAAAAACAAACGCAATAAACGCGGCAGTAACGGTTATAAAACCGAATAATGTAGAAGTAGCAAGTGCAATTGCAAAAGTTGAAAATGGGAAAATACACCTTAAGGTAACAGAAGATCTAATCGATGAAGAAGTAGAAGTCGGAGATTTTGATTTGGTATTTGATTTGTTCGATGATACTGACGGGGCAGTAACAATTCCAAAAGTAATAGGACAATTCCATGTACTAGAAAGACCATGCACAACTCCCATTTCCGAATTGGTAGCAACTAACACAACAAATGAAGTAGACCAGGCTCTAACGGATTATGCTATTGTTACTTATGCAGAGCCTGTAGCTTCTACAAATGCAGACGGAACTTTTGCTAAAAAAACATGGGTAGCAAAAGAAAAAATTACAACAGCAGAGTTAAACAGAATGGAAGAAGGTATAAGCGATGTTAGTTCGCAATGTAAAGATATTGTGGCTAAAATAGGGAATATATCTATAGAAGGTTCAACTGTATATATAGGGAGTGAACAACCAACTAATGGTGCTTTATATTGGTTAGATACAAGTAAAAATTCTAGTGGTGGTAGTTCAGGTGGAGACTCCGGAGGAGGCTCAACAGGTGGAGATGAATGGACTTATGATAATTCTAAATGGATAGAAGGATATATGCTTGAGTGGGGAACTGGAGAAAAAATAGAAGCAGATACTTCCCAACCAAATTATACTCATACATATTTGTATGATGAATTTATCCCTGTTTATGGGAAAAGTACAATAACATTTACAAATAATGCAATAAGTGAGGCAAGTGCTACAAGATTCGCAGGAGTAGCATGGTATGACGAAAATAAGAATTTTAAAAAATGGGGCAATATATATATATGTAAGACAGAAGAAATAACTATAAATAGTGCTTATCATTATGCTAGATATTGCACTTGGAGTCAGAGTGTAATTGAAATGGATTATAATATAGAGGTGATATAAATGGGTATATGGAAAAAATTAAATACAGAAACAGGGGAATATGAAGAAATAGCAAATAGCGATAATAATACTATTGGTGGAGGTTCAGCATTAAATAAATCATCAATAACAGAAGCTATTTATCTTAATACCCCAACATATGGTAAAAGAGTAAACGCAGAAGTAAGAGAAATATATAAATACCCTCTTTATCCGTTGTTTGGTGGTGAATATTTATATCCTTATTATAAAAAAATATTTAATAATCAAAATATAGTAGTTGCTTGTGATGGAGATAGTACAACAGAATGTGCATATGTAGCAACAGGTGGAAAAAGACATGAAATAATAGAGAAAATTTTTAGGATTGGTAAATATCCGTCAGATAAAATAACTGTAAATAATAATGGTAGAGGTAGTAGATGTAGTGGAGATTATGTAGGTTCGGATTTTGGTGGTTACGGAACAGATAGTACGGATTATCCTAATGGATTAATAGAAATATCTATAAATCAAAACCCTGATTTAATTATTTTCATGCACGGGATTAATGATTGTGATAAAAATAGTTCCACAAAAACATTAACAGAAAGAATCACACAATTTGAAAATAATGTAATAGAATTTTTAGAAAGACTTAGAGGTGATACATCTACAACATACAATAACAGACCTTGCTATGGCAAAACTATAAATGATACTTGTGTAATATTAGTTAATCCATTCCCTTATTTACATATAGGTTCAACTGAATCAGATGAACGTTATTTATGGTCGTATTATACAAGTGAAATGTTACAAAAATTAGCACGACAATATAAATGTGGTTTCTTTGATTTATCAAGAGTATGGTATGAACATCCATTACATGCTCCAACAGATTTAACAGATGGGAATCATCCTCCAGCATGGACTAATAGTTGGATGATGTCAAAAATACAGGAATTAATATTCCCTATGGGATTATGGAAATATGATTCAGAAATTTAATACACAATTTAAAAATATTGTGTACTAATTTGCTAAGTATTTTACCAAGTAAATGTTAAGTAAATACCAAGTAAATACCAAGTAAGATCATAGAGCAGTTATTAATTAGCTGCTCTTTTTTATTAAAAAATTATAAAAGTGTAATCTTTTCCATACTTTTGCATAGAATTAAGTAAAAGGAGGTTGAGATTATGAAAAATAATAAAACCGTAATCCAATTGAGTTTTAAAAATAACATGGATGATAAACTTTTGTTATCTTGGCTAGAAGACAAATTTGCAGAATATGGTAATAAGAGTAATTATATAAAATACATTCTTAGAAAAGAAATGTTAAAAGAATCAAATAAGTTTACTCAAAAAGTCAAATAAAAAGGCAAGTCCGAACCAGAATAATGCTTCGCCCATTTTTATCACCTCAGTTAATTCATATTTAATTATTATTTTAAACAGAAGGGAGATTTTTATACATGAAATCTTATAGTTTTAAGGAATATAAATTAATATCAGAAAATGATTATACTTTAATTGAAAAATTTCTTAATAACTTAAAGATAAATAAAAAAGAATACAAGAAAATCATTATTTTAATAACTATTTTTATGAATAAAAATTTAATTTCCTATTGTATGACTACAGAAACTGAAATATCAAATGTAGCTACTCAAATTCTTAGCTTATTAATGGTATTTGCTAAGTATGGTTGTATGTGTATGGGAATTAAAAGCATAATAGAAAATGCGCTTCAAGGGGCAGATTTTAAGCAAGCAACAACATCTGGAATGCAATATTTCCTAATTTATATATTATTAAGTTTTTATCCAAAACTTTTTTCTATGATTAAATTTTAGGAGGTATTGATATGGAAGAAAAATTAAATCAAGTTATAAATATTTTAGATAATATTTTACATCCGATAGAATATTTTAAAGAAACTGGATATGAGCTTTTAGTTGCTATACAAAATCTATCTTTTGATATATGTCTTGTAGCAGGTTTTATAGCACTTTTATTATATGTATTTGGATATAAAAACGGCAAGAGATGGGCATTTATGATACCTTGTATATATATTATCCTTAATATAGTTATAGGAGCGATTACACATGCTTAAAAGCATTCCTATAGCAAAATATTTTGAGATACAAAGTCAAGAATATGTATATCTTAAATTAATACCAAGTAAATCAATTAGGAATAATAGGACTTATTCTATATTGGATCTTGTAAATAAAATGTATCTCAACATTAATAAGCTCATAAAGATAGAAGATAATAAATTAATTATAAAAACACAATTAAAGGCAAGTTATTATATTCACATAACAAAAGAAAAAATTAATTTTTACTTTATCGTTCCTAAATTATTTTATTCTAAATTTAGAGTAAAATTTAAAGAAATTTGGAAATCAGTAGAAATAAAAGAAGTTAATTCTATACCAATTATAACTGGATCACAATATCAATTAATCTATAAAAATAAAGATTTTCTATCTACTTCTACAGATATGAGAAATAACGATTTGTTGTCAGCTAACTTGTCTGCTGTAGAATTATTACAAGATGGAGAAGAAGCTGGAATATTATATAATTTTCTTCCTACTTCAGAAAAACAATGCAATTATTTTAAATCCACTTGTCAGAAATTTATTAGAGAATATAAAAACACAAATGTAAAATACACATCAAATGCAATATCTAATTTAATTATTAAAATATTATCTTATAGTATAGATTTTATTAATTCGACTTTAAATTTTTTATTTGATGTAAAACAAGTGGATAAACAAATTAACTTTAATAAACTAAGTAACAATACAAATAAAAAGGCTACTTCTGATATATGTAAAACACAAATTATACTATCTAGTAAGGCTAAAACAACCAATAGGGAAAAATCTATTATAGATACAATATCAAATTCCTATTCAGTTATAGAAGATGACAATAAATTTATATGTAAGAAAATCAAACATAACATAAGAAACTTAAATACATCTATATATGAATGCGGTAATTTTATAGCACTTCCAGGAGCTGATATAATACAACAGTTTCCACAAATTAACCATAATAGAGTGTATAATAAAGATTTTCCTAAATGTCTAGCTACAGGGGATATATTAATTGGAAATTCTATAAAAAATATGCCTGTATATTACTCTACGGACAAAGAAATAAGTAGACTTGGAAGAGTATTAATTGGAGGTATGGGATGTGGTAAAACACATTATATGCAAAATCTAGCTAAATCTATAATAGCAAAAGGAGATGGCCTTGTCGTATTAGATATAATAAGAGATTGCAATTTAGCAGAATCCATTAAACAAGTAACTCCGAAAGATAGATTAATAGAAATAGATTGTAGTAACCATACACAATTACAAGGATTTTGCTATAACGAATTGATATGTAATAGTAGTGATAAGTATAGAAAATTAGCTAAATGTATGGAAAAAGGTACACAATTACACATTTTACTTAACACTATTAATTCTGATACTAAATTAACTCCTAGAATGTTACGTTATTTTTATGCTGCTTGTACCGTAGTATTTTATAAGAATATTAATGCTAGTTTTAAAGAAATAATAGAGGTGTTATTATATCCAGATACACGAAAAAATATTTTAGAAAGACTTACAGAAAACGAAAAAAAATTATTATCTGATGAAATTAAAGATTTATGTGACTTAAATAAAGTTAATAAGAATGGAACAATAGAAAATTATGATAGTAAAATAGACGGTATAATAGATAGAATAAGCATGTTAAAAACTAATCTATATACAAAACTAGCATATAATACACAAGGAAATAATAATATAGACTTTGTAAAAGCATTAGATCAAAATAAAGTGATTATTATAAAAGCTAGAGAAGAAGATTTTACCAATAGAAATATAAGAGATTTAATAGCTACTTTTTATTTATCAAAAGTATGGTTATCTAAACAAATAAAATCTGATACACGAACAGAAATATTTATAGATGAAATTAATTTATTTCCTGTTGCGCAAGTTATTCTTCAAGATATATTAACAGAATGTAGAAAATACTCTTTAATTCCTACAATAAGTCTACATTTTTTAGATCAATGCAGTAAAAAATGTAAGAATGCTATTTTAAGCAGTGGATGCAACTTTTTATTACTTGCTGGAGCAGATGTAAAGTGTTTTATTGAACTTAAGGAACTGTTTAATAAGGAAGGTTATGCAGAAACAGATTTATTAGAGCTTAAAAGATATCATGCTCTTTGTTTAATCAGAAATGAAGATAATGTTTATTCTGCATTTGTGGTAAAATTGCCAAAATAAAAGGAGGTTATTCCTCCTTATTTTTATATAAATTTATATAATTTTATATACTAGATAAAAATGAATATAGTATATCCAAATTGCTATAACCTTGATATAACCGCTTTGCATTTATTACGGTCGCTGTCGCTACTTCATAAACGCTTCGCATATCATAGCATATGCAAAATATATATAAAAATATTACTAATTAACAAAGTTTTAACACTTAAATTATAAATATTAGGAATATGTTCCGATTGCAAATTTGTTATTGGGAATTTACACTATAATTGTAGATAAAATAATTTCTCATTTGAAACCCCAACGAGCAAAGGAATCGGTTTAATAACCTTTTCCGGAAAGGACTTACTTTTAGAGTGGGTCCTTCTTTTGCTTATTGGCTATGAAAGAGGGTGATTCCAATGTGGACTTAATAAAAAAACATTTATATTTTAATCGAATTTTAATTTTAAAAAGTTATATGTGTATATAGTATTTAGAGGCACTTACCATTTTTTCTAAGGGGGTTACTAATTTGTAATCCCTTTTATTTTGTAAAAAGGAGTTTGAAAAGATGAAAATAAATATAAAAACTCCAGAAGGAGTTCATGCTGAACAAAGAGAAATCGAAGCTTACATAAAACATATTCATAAAAAATATCCAAATCGAGAAATTGATTATTTAAATATAACAATAGACGATAAAGGGTATGTAGATTTAGAATATAAACTTGTTCCTGTTTCATTTGAAAGAATCAGAAGAATTACAGGTTATTTAAGTGAAGTTCGACAATTTAACGATGGTAAAAAAGGAGAACTTAGAGATAGAGTAAAACATACTTAAGAAAATTGAGAGGTATTAATATGCAAACAGAAATAATTGTTGCTATTATAGCATTTATAGGGACTTTAGCTGGTTCTTATTTTGCAAATAGTAAAACTACTGCAGTAATGCAAGAACAAATAAAAAGTTTAAAAGAAGATATAAATATTTTGTCAACTAGAGTAGATAAACATAATAATTTAGTAGAAAGAATGGCAAAAGTAGAAGATTCAACAAAGTCTGCACATCACAGAATAGATCACTTAGAAGAATAGGAGGTTAATTATGATAGATTTAAATGTTATTAATAGTTATTTAGTCATTGGAGTTGTATTAGGTTGTTGTGGAATAGGATATGTTATAAAAACTAGCTTTGATTTTATTCCTAATAAGTATATTCCTTTCATAATGGCTGTATTAGGTGTTGTATTAAATATAGCAATATCTAAATCATTTGATATGAATATTTTCTTAGGAGGGCTTTTAAGTGGACTTTCTAGTGTAGGATTGCACCAAAGTTTCAAGGCTTTAATTGAAAATAAGAATAAATAATAGGGGATGATATAATGTCAATAAAAAAACCAACTATAGTAGAAAAATGGCAAAAGAAAAACAAATATGGTAGACCTGGAACACCATTAGATTATACAAAAGTTGCAATACATTATACAGGTGAAGCAGATGTTAAAGGCTCTGCTACAGTAAATTATTTTAACAATGTTGTTGCAAACGGCTGTATAGTTAACGGAAAATATGTTTATGCATCAGCACATTTTGTTATTGATTTAGATGGAACAATATATCAATTAATACCTATAGATGAACGTTGTTATTGTACTAATAGTGCAAATGCCTATGCTATTGGTGTTGAAGTAGCAACAACAGGCAAAGATAACCATTATACAGATGCTACATACAGAAGTATGGTTTGGTTATGCGCATGGTTATGTGATAGAAAAGGACTAAATTGTAAAAAAGATATAATAAGACATACAGATGTTGTAGGACGTGCTTACAAGCTATGCCCTATTTACATGGTTTTAAATCCTAAAAAATACGAACAATTTAGATTAGATTGTTATAACTTAAAAGAAGGTAAAATAAAAACATCTGACATAATAAATTGTACAGATGGGAAAGGAAAAGTAACAGTTATACCTACTACTGCTAAAACTAAATACATTAGAATATTAAAAGATGTAAATATACATAGCAAAGCTGATTTTAATTCAAGCAGTGTTGTAGGTAAAGTTACCGCTGGTGGAGCTTATACTGTAGTAGAAACTATAAAAAGAACTGGAACAGATATGTATAAATTAAAATCAGGAGTATATATCACTGCCAGCCCAAAATATGTAGAAGTATTTGAAA